AGCGGCTCATGTTCTCGCAGGTCCGCCACTTCGATCAGTTTCACAGCACCTTCGATACGTGGCGAGACAACTTCTGCGGAATGATCGTGGACTCGGTGAACGAGCGACTGGCCGTTGAGGGCTTCCGTATGACGGATGAGCCTGACGCCGATAAGGACGCTCACGACATCTGGCAACGGAACTTCATGGATGCCGAGTCGAATGCTGCAATGCTCGACTCGATGATTCAGGGCGTCTCGTACGCCGTGGTGTGGGCCGATAAGCAGAGCCAGCCGACCATCACCATTGAGTCCGCCGAGAACTTCATCGTCCAGTACAAGCCTGGCAGTCGCCGGGAGCTGGACGCCGCAGCGAAGTTCTATTACGACGACTGGGGCCGGCAGTGGGTAACCCTGTGGCTTCCCGACGCCGTTTACACCTTCGCCAAGGGCACGTTCTCCTGGGAGCCCGCTGAGACTGCGACGAACCCTCTGGGCGTCGTTCCGGTGGTGCCTATCACCAACCGGTCCCGTCTCCTGCGTGATCCGGTCTCAGACCTCCATGTGGTCATCCCGATCCAGGACGCCGTCAACAAGACGGTGGCTGACGCGCTGGTGGCCTCGGAGTATGCGGCCTGGCCCCAGCGGTACGTGACGGGCCTGGAAATCGTTGAGGACGACCACGGCAACCCCATCGAGCCCTTCAAGGTCGCGGTGGACAAGCTCTTGCAGGCCGAAGACCCGAACGCCAAGTTCGGTCAGTTCGAGGCTGCGAACCTCTCCAACTATGTGGTCCTAGTCGAGATGCTTGTTCAGCATATGGCTTCGATCTCGCGTATCCCCTTCCACTACTTCATCAATGGTGGTGGACAGATTCCTTCTGGTGAGTCCATCACCGCGGCGGAAGCCGGTCTCATAGCGAAGACCCGCGAGCGAATGCTCCACTTCGGTGAGGCTTGGGAACAGGTCATGCGGCTCTGCTTCGCTGTTATAGGCGATGCCCGTGCAGACGCGTTCTCCGCAGAGACCATCTGGCGGGACCCGGAGAATCGCACGGAAGCCCAACACATGGATGCCCTTCTGAAGCTTCAGATGATCGGTGTCCCCAGAGACCAGCTCCTTTCCGATGCGGGCTATACGCCGCAGCAGGTCAGCCGCTTCGCGGACATGAGGGAACAGGACGCCAAGGCCGCAATGGAACTGGCGCAGAAGTATCCCGACCCGAACGCACAGCAGCAGGACCCCACGGGCGATCAGCCCGGTGACAAACCTGCCGGTCCTCCCGGCATGTCGCAGAAGGCCCAGAAGACGGCTGCTAAGCCGCCGCAGGGCAACAGCGGCAACCAGGCCCGGAAACAGAACCCGGCCAAGTAACCCCTACACCGCACTACGACGGCTGCCGAAATGGCGGCCTTTTTTCATGCCCGAACACCGAAATGGATGGGTGGATCAATGAGTGACGACAACCCGAGCACTTCCACTGGCAACGAGCCGGGACAGCAGTCAACTGACACGTCCCAGGACCAGACGCCGACCGTCGAAAGCCTTCAGCTTGAGGTCGACAAGTGGAAGTCCCTTTCCCGCACGAATGAGCAGCGGTGGAAGGACGCGTCTGCTGAGCGGGATTCGTTCAAGCAGGCGTCTATGACGGACGCAGAAAAGGCGCTCGATGCCGCAAGGGCTGAGGGTCGGAATTCTGCGCTCTCTGAGGTTGGCACTCGACTTGCTGAGGCTGAGCTTCGCGCTCTGGCCGCTTCTGCCGGCGTGGACCTTCCCCCGGCTGACTTCCTCAACATGTCCCGGTTCGTCTCTGACGGACAGGTCAATGCCGACGCACTTTCTGAGTTCGTGTCGTCGCTCCCCAAGCGGGAATCCTCTCCCGCTTTTCGCCAGGACATCGGTCTTGGCCGCCAGGGATCTCCCGGCGCTAACCAGCTCACCCGAGCTGATCTCTCCAACATGACCCCCGCGGAAATTAACAAGGCCCGCCTGGACGGCCGCCTTGACGCGCTTCTCAGGGGTGAAATCTGACCTATCCAGTGAGGTAATTCATGGCTTTTAACACTCAGGCTGGTACTGGCCTTCAGGCAGCGTCCGGGAACGTCTTCATTCCCGAGATCTGGACAGCGGAACTCCTCCAGGATCTCGAAGAGGAGCTTGTTCTTGCCTCTGCCAAGTTCACCAATCGCCAGTATGAAGGCGAGTTCCGACGTGAGGGCGATGTCGTCCACATCCCCCACTTCGTGAACGACCAGGTTTCTGACAAGGGCCTGGTGCCGGCGTACGGCTCCGTCGGTTCCGCCGACCACGCTTCGCTCCAGTACATCGACATGCGAGTGGCTAAGGGTTCGTCCTTCCACATCGAGGTCGACGCGCTGCACCAGCTCCAGACCAAGAGCGGCATTGACCTGATGTCGAACCTGATTGCCCAGCGCGCCCGCGCTATGGCGGTCAAGCTCGATGAGGTCGTGGCTCAGACCCTTCTCGCCGCGATCTCCGGTAAGGACCTGAACGGCTCCGCTGACCCGTCCGCGACCGTTTCCGGCCTCCCTGCTCTGCACGGCCAGATTGACGAGATCACCGACGCTCCGACTGGTGACAACACCACGCGGAAGGCTGCGACTCGCATCCTCTCGGTCTATGACTACGTGGTTGCGATGCTGGAGAACCTTGACATCAAGTCGGCTCCTGCGGACCGCTTCCTGTTCATCTCGCCTCGTATGCGCTCGCTCCTGCTCCAGGACCCCAAGTTCATCGAAGCTCAGGTCTACGGCGGCCAGGCGGTCATCCCGAACGGCGCCTCTGCGATCGGCACCATCCTCGGTGTCCCGGTCACCGTGGCGAACGGGCTCGGCTCCCACACTCGCCCGAACAACCCTCTGATCCGGAAGGGCAACCAGAAGTTCGAGGCGGTTGACCTCTACATGGGCGCCACTGCTGCGACCTCGGTCGTCATCCCGTTCGCTCAGATGGAGGCGTACAAGCCTCAGAACACCTTCACCGACGCGATCAAGAGCCGCGTCATCTACGACGCCAAGGTCATCCGGCCGGAACAGCTCGTCGTGGCTCGCGGTGTTGAGGCTGCGATCACCGCTCACAACGCCACCGTCACCGTCACCGAGACCCGTACGGACTGATCCTGATGGCTTTCGTAGTCCTTGACGATGTGGTCGCCCGTCTCGGGCGGCCCGTCGCAGACAGCACGGAGGCCGCTCGGATCACCGCGTTCATAGACGACGCCACAGGGTTGGTCACTGACTACTGCCGGAACGACTTCCAGCAGCACACCAACGAGACGTTCGATCTGGTGGTTGAGGGGGGTCAGGCTCTACTGGCCCCCTCTCTGTCTCCCAACCTGGTCATCACGTCTCTCACCCTGCACGACGAGTTCGAGGACAGAGACCTCACGACCGACGAATGGAAGGTCATGGGGTCCACCCTCTATCTGCGTGACGCTCCCGCGTACACCACGGTCACAGTCACAGCCTCTTGGGGCTGGGTGGCTGTGCCGGCCGCGGTGAGGGCGGCTGTCTGTTCTGAGGTGATCCGGTGGTTGTCCGTCTCCCCTGGCACTGTCATGGAGAAGACAGGCGACTTGGAAGTTCAGTACGCGGCCACCGCGTACAACTCGGGTCTCTCCGAGGCCGCTAAGTCGATGCTGTCCAAGTACAGGCAGCGCGTTGCGTCGATCTCCCTGCACCGATCCGAGGCCCACAGGCCAGACCGACCGGAGATCACATGGCGCTATTCAACGACCGTATAACCGTCTACCGCGCCCAGCTCGTCACTGACGACTACGGGAAGCACCGGGACTGGGTCAACCAGACCGAGGTGTGGTCCGGCATGGGTGCTGGCGTTCCCTACCGGCGTGCGTGGAAGGCAGACGAGTCCTCCCGTGAGACCGCCCTCAACAGGGCGACGCTCTACCTCCCCGGTGATGTCGATGTCGATTCCGCTGACCGAATCCAGTTTCAGGGAAACACATGGCATCCCGAGGGGGAGGCGTGGAGGTGGAGGCTCGGTTCCCGCCAATACACGATGCTCGACGTGAGGATGGTGACTAAGTAATGCCGAAGCGCGGAAAGCAGTACACCAGATCCTCAAACGCTCGCTTCACGTTCGAGACCGACATGGGCTTTGAAACCAAGCTCATGCACTCCGGAGAAGTCAGGGCTCTGGTAGCCGCCAAGACTGGTGAGCTTGCCGGAAAGATGATCAAGGCTGCCCCTCGCGGTCCTCACGTGACGACGGACGAGTTCTCCATCAAGAAGAACATCACGCCCCTGGTCGAAGAGGTCGACAGTGAATGGGTCGGTTACGTCGTGGTTGAAGAGAACGAGCGGGCTCGACACGCGATGCTCCAGGAACAGGGTTACCGCGACCCAGCAGGACACAGGCACGCGGGCCGGTTCTTCTTCAAGGAAGTTCTAGAGAAGGAGCGTATTGATTGAGAGTTGATCCGCTCCCCCTCGTAATCGAGTTCCTGAGATCGTTCCCTGACATCCCTACGGACGCGGTGACAGGCACCCTCGTAGGCCGCAATGTCGGTGAGACCACCATCTATGTCATCCAGGCCGGTGGAGCCCGCATGCAGCGGGACCGCATGGACCGCATGGACATCCTTTACGACGTGTACGGCCAGAGCGCGGCCGAGGCTGGCGCCCTCGCATACGCCGTGCGCGAGTACCTACTTGAGCAGCTACCGAACAAGGCCCTGAAGGGCGCCCTGGTGCTCGACGTGCACGAGATCTCAGCGCCGCACTGGCATCCCGACAAGGAATCCCTTGAGCCCGCGTACACGGGCGAAGTCTGCCTGTACCTCGTCGCTGACGACTAACGCCTGAACTCCTCAGCCTCACGGCCCCCTTTGGGGCCGTTTTTTGTTTCCCCCCAAAGGAGCCTCTATGTCTTCGAACGTCGACACCACCAAGATTCGGTTTGCGCCGAGCGGTTACGTCTACATGGCGCCGGCAGTTGGCGTCACCCTGCCTACCGATGTGGGCGATGGAACGACTCCCCCGACCGGTTACACCACGCTCGGCTATGTGAGCGACGCGGGTGTCACCATCACTCCCCAGGTCAACACGAACCCGGTGAACGTCTGGCAGTCCGCTGTGCCGGTTCTCTACAACGTGGACAGTGCCACTTTCTCTATCTCGGCCACGTTTGCTGAGACCAGCATCAGCACCACTGAGCTTTTCTACGGCGCCAACTGGGCTCCGGTTCTCGACGGTGGCGGCAACCCGACCGGTAGCTACCGACTCGACATCTCCAGCAGCCCGACGCTTCAGGAGATCTCCATCGTCGTGGACTGGTCTCAGAACGGCATCCACAACCGAGTGGTCATCCCTCGGGCGATGGTCCAGGACCGCGGCGCTATCACGCTCGTCCGTACGGCGGCTCAGGAGTACCAGCTCACCATTGAGGCTCTGGACTCCAACGGCTCCCTCGGTTACGTCCTGACCAACCAGGCCATGTCCTGAGGTCTGAATTAATTCCTGCCCCTGCCGGGGAGGGCTCGTAGTCCCCGGCACTCTCTCTCACCCCAAACCCCTTTGCTTCCTTTGGAGTTCCCATGGCTGCTGCTGCTAAGAAGACTGCCGACGAGCCCGTTGAGTCCGTTGACACCGTTGAGGTCCCCGACGCCGGCGCCGAGCTGGTTGCCGCTGAGGCTGAGGCCCGCGGCGACGTGATCGAGGTCGAGCACGGCGGCAAGGTCTACACCCTGCCTTCCCCGATGGATTACCCGGTTGACGTCGTGTTTGCCGAGAATGATTTCGAAGCCGTGCGCATCGTCCTGGGCGAGGAGCAGTGGCAGGAGTACCGCCGTACCCGCCCGACCATCCGTGACTTCCAGGTGTTCAACGACAAGATCAACGCCTCGACGGGAAACTGAGCCGAGCCGTCTACGTCATTCGGAAGTACCCCGAGGAACTAGAAGCTGATCTTCTTCAGTTCTTCGGGGTTGACCTTCTGGACTTGTGGCGTGGGCGGCTCTCTCTACGTCGAATCTCCGTCCTGATCAGCTCTCTCCTTCGCCAGACAGGACGTTCGGTGTTGGCGGCCACCGTAGATGAAGCCGCCGAGTGGACTGAGTCCGCCTACCTGCTGGCTCGCATCTCTGACGCCCTTGAGCTGAATAACTGGCTGTTCATCAAAGCCAATTCAGGCGAGGACGGGGAGGACATCCCCATGCCGGCTCCGCTTCCGCGACCGGGCGAGGAGATCACCGAGATTGAGCCCTCCACATACGCGCACGCCTCCACGAATGAGGTGGTGGATTTCTTCAACCGAATGAACAACCTCTAAGGGGAGCCGATGTCGACTAAGGGCAGGATTCAGGTTGGTTCCGCATTCATCCTGATCACCCCCGAGATGAATCAGGCTGAGCTGAAGGCCGAGCTGGACAGGGCACAAGAGGCCATTGCCAAGTTCTCTGGCACTCGCGAGAAGCTGGCTCAGCAGACTGCCAAGTTGGAGGCGAAGCTCCAGGCGTGGATCACTGCCCAGTACGGGGAAGAGGCCGCTAAGCGGGTCGAGGTCGAGAAGGCCGCGATCGAGGCCCGTAAGAAGCTCTCCAACACCGAGGCTGCTAGCTACCTCAAGGCCATGGCTGCGGTCACGGCTGCCCAGGCGAAGGAGCTTGCCGAGCGAGAGAGGCAGCAGGCCGCTTTCGCAAAGTACGTGGAGCAGTCCAACGCCCGTATCGCTACTGCGGAGAGGGCGGAGGTTGCGGCATCGGCTAAGGCCGTGATCGCCGCCGAGAAGGAGAAGGCCGCTGAGGTAGCGCGCCAGGCGAAGGCCCGTGAGGTTCAGATCTCCTCCCTGTCCAAGCTCATCATCCGCCAGGCGTCCATGGAGGCGACTGCGCAGAAGACCGCAGCTCGTGAGGCTCAGACCGCCTACACGGAGGGGTACAACACCCGCAAGGCTCAGATCCTCTCCCAGATGGAGACGCAGCGTAGGGCGGACGTCGCCGCGGCTCAGGGGGCTCTCAACACCGCGAAGGCCCAAAAGGCTGCGGCTCTGGACACGATCCGGCAGAACAACGCCACGGTCCGGACTCTCCAGGGCAACGCCCGCAAGGTGGAAAAGAGTTGGACCGGCGCGGTGCATAACGTCGGCACGAAGGTGTCTGCCTTCGGCTCCACCATGAGCGACTTCGGACGCACCATCACGCGGAACCTGGTTACGCCTCTGCTGACTGCTGCCGGCGCAATGTCGTACCTGGGTGTCTCCGCGGCTGACTCGATGATGCAGGCTCAGACCGCTCTTCAGCGGATGGGCGTGTCCAACAAGGACACCGCGAAGCA